ATTGACAGAGCCTCAGTATATGTAAGCCAGCATGGTCATCGGTGTCTTTGGGTTTCTCCTCTATAACTGGCCATATGGCAACCTCTCCTTCTGGTATCTTGTCTCTATCGTGCAACGCCTCCATGACGGCTATACCGCCTCCCTGTGCGTCCAAGGCTATCTCTGCACATGGGAACACTCTCATAAGCTGACGTATCTTCTTCGCACAATACGAATAGAAATCGTCTTCATCCACGATCTTTGACTTTAACTTGTCTTTATGCTGCTGTCTAGTTGTTGTCCAACAGTGAACAACCCTTCTGTGGTCGGAATTCACCTCCATAACAACAATGCTAAAGTTATCAACTTCTGAGGCGGGGTCAACGCCAAATACATACTTTTTACCCGGTTCTCCTTTGAGACCCGCTTCAAACCAAACTTCTCCAGAAGGCAAAACGGCAGGAGTCGTGGGTGATGTAGTACATGACTCTAATAGACTACGCTTAAAAAATCCCTGACTGTCTGTAGTGAATATTGCACCATATTCCATATTATATATCCCGTTATGAACCGTAGCTTTGGCTCTTGCTATTTGTCCTCCATCCATGAATCCGTCAGGAAGTTTGTCTACTGGCATCCTAATAACAGAATACTCTCTCCAGTCAAAGTCGTCTGGAACAGTTCCCCCAAAGACCTCAGAGAGTTTGGAAATGTTTCCTCCGCTAGAAACTATAGAGTGATACCTCTTCCAGTATTCCGCAAAGTGATTGAAGTCATAATATGCAGTACCAGACAATATTATCTGGTTGGACTTATCTCCAGCACCTTTATCTTCTTTTTTAGATACTGGTATGCCGAGTTCTGCGGCCTTTTTCTCTCGTGCTTTTTGTTTTACTTTTTCTATTGGTGAAGAGGCAACCGCAGCAAAACCGGCAACAACGTTTTCAAAAATATCTCTGGGTATAGATGCAAATTCGTCCGCTATGATATCATTAGCACGCTGGCCTCTAATTTTACTACCATCACCAAGAGGAAGACATGTCACGGTACTTTGTCCTATATGCATAACACATCTGTCCACGTCTCTTCGCGGGCCACTATTGTTGGCACAAAGATCCCTAAGTACTGGAGCGTTTTTCCAAATTGTATCCATGTACTCAAACAAAACCTTTGATTGCCTAAAGGCAGCACCAACGATAATTATTTTTCGTCTAGGCATAAACAAGGCACGTAGCAAAGGATAGACAGAGAGTATAAAAGACTTACCCATACCACGACTTCCTATGAGCATTGGAAACTTTCTGTTCCACATCTCATATAGAAGCAGGGCCTGAAATGGGGAGAGTTCTATATTTAAGACATGTTTACAGACAAACGAGAAATACTCCGGACGCATCATTAACCAAGATAGTCTTTTTATCAATGCGTCATTATCTGAATCCTGCATAACAAAGTCCATTGGGTTAAACAGACTGGATTCATCTACATTTATACCAAGCCAAGCATCGTCTAAATTAAAATCTTTATTCATATTTTAGTGGATCTAGAAAATACCGAGTCAGCCAAGCCATAATAGACTGCGTCTTCAGCATTTAAATACCAATCTCCGTCCTTCATCTTTCTTTTAATATAACTCTTAACTTTTGATAGAGAGTCGCGTCTGTCTTTGAAATAAGTACCATTTTTAACACACCTGTCCGCATATATATCGACCATAACCTGCATGTTAACCTTGTCTATTGCTGCAAAGTTATGGGAACTCAGATAGTCTCCCGATAGGTCCGTAGAACCGTAGTGACACATGAATAAACAATTAGGCATCAAAACCCTTTTGTCTGAGGCTTGAAGTATTATGCTACTCATTGACTCGGCCTGAGCATACGATATTATAGTTGTGGGACATTTACAGGCTTTTATAATATCATATATCGCCATGCCCGAGTACCATTCTCCGCCAATACTGTGCATATGTATGAGTATGGGCTCGTTACTCTGTAGCTCTAGCAAACGCATGTTCTTCAAGAAGTTTATAGACATTCTGTAGTCTACGCCCGGATTTTCATCCGACTCTTTGTTATGTAGAAAGATTTCTCTGTTCTTTACATCTAGTCCATAGCTATGAATATCACTAATCCGGTCATCATACTTATTCATTTTTACCCCCATAGTTAGAAGGCCGATTCGTTGACATTTGATGCGTTATCCTTGTTCTCTGTATGAAACAGCTCATTAAGCCTTTTGAATATGCTGTTGCACACTAAGAACGAGTTTTTCTTGTCTCCACAAAATATTATTTTAGTGTCGTACCATATTTGAAATTCCATCAGACATTTTAATAAGTACTTTCCTGTAACACGAACTTTTGATCTAGCCTTATGGGGGACTCTAGATCCCTCTGGATATTTTAAAACATCATCCATATCGAACTCGCAAATAAGAAAAGAAAACTGAAAGTCTTTCATTCTTTCCATTTCCTCTTGAAACGGCTTCTTCTTTCTTCCCAAGTTCATTGCTATCTCAGAAGCGGAGGCCTTTCTCTCTACGCACACTACGTCCTCAAATCCCTTTAAGGTGTAGTCGCCGGTATGCAGCGTCCCAACCTCCATTCCGTCACATTTGTCATATGGAGAGAAAAACCATCCGTCCTGCTCTCGTGTGTCTTTTATTACTGTGTAATTATTCATTACAGATCAGTACTCTCGTCCTCTTCTTCTACAGGCTCAACGTCTACCAGCTCTACCTCGGCTTCTATTTTTGGCTCAGGTTTTGGCTCAGGTTTTGGTGCTGGAGCCGGTGCCACTTTTTTAGTGCTAACAACGATAATCTCATTACGGTCATAATCCGTAGACAAGTCAAAGCCTAGCTCTAGTCTTCTTGTATATACGGCAGCAATAGCCTCTTGTTCGTCTCCGGTGTTTCCTGCGAAAGGAAAAGTAAGTCTTTGTCCCGGTTTAATACTCTCAACCGCAGCCACTACGTCTTCCTTTAGCTTGTCAGATGCACTTTTTCCGACTGGCTTGGGGGCCGAATCAAAATTAGAGAACCTGCTATCACTAGAGTCGTCTTTATCTTTTTTGAAAAAATTCATTTCTTGTTTCTCCTTACCTTTTCTGAGAAGTATGTTATATAATGTGATTCTTTTCCTGTTACTTCTTTGTGGCACTTATTACAGAGTGTTATGCCGTTGTCTACATCGTAACGCAAAGTGCTCGCAGAACTCCATTTCATTATGTGGTGTACATTAAGACGTACCCGCTTGCCCTTTATATTACACATTTGACAGGTAAAGTTATCCCTTTTTAGTACAGCAGATCTAAACCGCTTGTATACTGGATCGCTGTAATCTCGCCTTTTTGACATCGTATTCCACCATTCTAGTTGCTAAATCTTTAAATGAAACCTTTCTGACCCATCCAAGCTTGTCTTCTGCCTTAGCGGGAATACCAAGCAGGTAGTCAACCTCCGCAGCACGATAGAATTTGGGGTCTATAACCACATGATCATCCCAGTCGCTTATACCTATGTGACCAAAAGCTATATCCAGAAATTCCCTAACGCTATATGTCTCTCCTGTGGCCACCACGTAGTCGTCAGGCTCATCTTGCTGTAGCATGAGCCACATAGCCTCTACGTAGTCTGCGGCGTGTCCCCAGTCTCGTCTGGCGTCTAGATTGCCGAGTCTAAGCTTGGGGAAGGACGTAAGAACTTTTCCTATTCCTCCATGAAGAGTATCATCGTCTCTTAGTAAAATATTGTCTGGATCGCTTGAAATATCAAAAAACCCCTTGTTGTTTTCTCTCCACGCTACAAACTCACCCAGCCACTTGGTTATCTTTCTAGTAACGAAATTTTCTCCACGTCTTTCAGATTCGTGATTAAATAAAATTCCGCAACTTCCATGAATACCATACCCTTCTCGATAGTTTCTAACTAGGTGATGGGCCGCTAGCTTGGCTATTGCATAAGGGCTCTGTGGAATAAATGGTGTGTTTTCATCTTGGTATTTTTTGTATTCGTATGTGCCCTCGCCAGTTGGATTGTCTACTACAACATGCCCCTTTTTATCTGTTACCAGAGACACATTTGCACTGGTGCTGTAGTTCTTGCCAAACATCTCACTACTACTAGCCTGATAAAACTTAATGTCGTCTTTACGAGAGCTATATCTTATTGCCTCAAGTATATTTAAAACGCCCGCACCCGTTATGTCCCAAGTTAGGCTAGGCTGCTTAAAGCTAGTTCCAACATGGGATTGAGCCGCAAGATTGTATACCTCGTCAGGTTCTTCCTCTTGTATGATTTTGCAGACATTAAATCCATCTGTGATGTCGCCTTCTACTATGTTTATTTTTGGCAGGATGTGCTCAATTCTATTCAGGGTACTTACACTGACGCGACGAGTAACACCCACTACGTCATATCCTTTCTCTAATAGAAGTTCTGCTAGATAGCTTCCGTCTTGTCCTGTTATTCCGAAAATAATTGCTTTTGTCATTTTATTTTTGTCCTAAATAAAGAGTCCGTGAATAAAAACACCACACCGAAGTTCTTTCCGGGTCTTTTGTGGTGCAGTTCATGGTGTCTTTTTGCCTTCTTGTAAAAATTTGTTTTCATTAGCCAGTTTTGCTCTAGCTCATGAATTCCTCTGTGTATTTTTGTCCATGTATACGAATGAAAAGCAAATACGGTAAGTAAAGCTAGTAAACATGGTAATCCGATGAAGGTAGACGCCAGTATAACGGGGCTTCCAACTATCAGATGGTTGTAAAGTGGTAGATCTATATTAAGATCGTTTCTTTCGTTTTTATGGTGTTCTATTGCATGGTCTTTCCAAACCCAATTCGGCAACCACCATCTTTTTCTATGCATTGTATATCTATGTATTAAATATTCCATTAAAGCCATAAAAAGCATCCAAACTGCTAGCCACGCAGAAAAATTAAGCATTTCACTCCTCTGATAAAGTTTCAGGTGTTAAAAACGGCTGATCAACAGCCCCGTCTTCATAGGTATGGTATTCCGATAATCGTTCTTTCTCGTTTTCCATAGCTAATCGCATCTTCTCCATGTCGATCCCGATTTGTGTGCGAAACGCTTCATCGGTCGCTATTTGTTTTACAAGTGCGGCAAATGTTTGTTTGCTGTCCTCGATTGCCTTGATTCGTTGCTCTCTGGTGCCCTTGAGATCCTTCAGCATCGTCGCCTTGCGAGCTTGGAGGTCTTTATAGTCTTTAGATAGAGTCTCTAGTGAGGCCCGGAGAACAGCTACCTGACGCTCCAGTTGGATGATATAGTCCATGTCTCGTTGATCTTTGTCCACCGCCTTTTCTTCTCGCACCAATCGTTCATAGGTCACTATCTGTGTCTGATTCTCTTGTTGGCTCTTGAGAATACGGTTCATTAGGATTTCAAGCTTGATCGTGTCGATGATCTGCATTTCTTCTGTATGAAATACATCATCTTTAAACTGACTCCACATCTTCTTGAAGTGAAATTCAAACATCTCCAATTCTTCAGCAGCAAATTGGTGAATCAATTCGCGGTAGTAAGGTTTAGATTTGAGTTCATTAGCTACAGCGGCTTCCTTTTTTTGTTTAGCTGAGAAACCAATGTTTCTAGAGATCCAGTCGTGGATGCCTTTTGGATCCCTGTCAAGAGTCTCAGCTATCTCTTCTGGAGAAAGAACCTCGGCGTTCGCCTCGATAAAAGCCATATCCTCTTTAGATAATCTACCCTTCTTCATCATAGTCTCCGTTGATAATTTTTTCTATAGTTTCTATCACTATGGCCTTGCGGCCTTTAGGCAAAGGAGAGTTTGATTGCAATTTTAAATAGTCTCTACGTAGATGTGCTGGGAGCTTTTTGTCTATTAGGTCTAGGGTCTCCTGCATCTGTGCATTGGTAGAGGACTGTTCGTTGGTGTATACTCCATATATAGAATCAATATCTATGGGTTCAAGTAAATTCTTCTTTCTGTCCTGTATCTTCTGGGCAGCCGTACCATAATCTAACCTGTAGTAGTTATCTCGTTTGAATGTCTTCAGACGATTATTTATATGGGTGTACATGAAGTTCTCTAAGGGGCGATTCTGATCATATTTAGCTAGTCCTGCTATTCCTATCAAAAATGCTTCTTGTTCTATGTCCTCCGCTTCGTATGAGGCAAAGGTGTATTTAGGAGCCAGTCTACGGGCGATCTTCGTGATTACCTCTACGGCATGTTCCTGATCAATGCCTTCTGGAATGTTCATTTTGTTCC